CGTGTACTTGGTATTCGCCTCACCTGTCATGAGCCGATATTTGATGTATCCTCCACCGCGACCGTGCTGGATGGTGAGCACGGAGGGCTTTGCCTCATACTTGGCCTGATCGAAAAGAACAATGATTTTGTTCGTCACTTTCAGCGAGATACCTGCGTCGTGGCAAAGCTTCGAAAGGAATTTTATATCGCTCGTCTTGACCTGTTCCACCCTCGCGTAAAAAGGATCGTTGTCGGATTCATAAAGTAAGGTCATGCCTCCGGCGGCCGCAATTTCTTTTGCGATCCCGGAGAGGGTGAACGCCTCCCACGCCTTGCTCTTTTTCGTCTGACGGATCCTTGTACCGTAAGGCAGCGACGTCGCCTTGATCGTGACGGTCGAGGGCGGCCCCTCCGCAGTCACAGCGTCAAGTTCAAACTGCCCGCAGTCGAGCAGCTTGTCGTTGCCGCTACTGTCCCAGTTTTCGCGCACGAAAACGGCCTCGATCATAAAGCCGGGATCGGGCGGGGCTTCCTCCTTTTTGGCGTCCCCTTTGGTAACCTGGCTTTCCGCAAACCATCCGAGATGATCCACATGGATGGGATAGGGGACGCCGCTTTTGAGATTTAGGTACGTCACGCTCCCGCTATAATTTGAGACGTTCGCGCCCGGATTCCCGCCGTAGCTTGTGTACTGGGGCCTACCGTTGGCGATAGCCTTGTCGCCGATTGCCCAGCCGCCGGATTGCGCCGGACTTGCCGCGGCGGGGGCGGCGGCAGGCTTGGAGGCCGCCGCTTCAATGGCTTCTTTTAGCCATTTGGTGAGCCACACGTCCTCCCGGTCTTGCATTTTGATTTGGAGATCGTCGGTTTCATCTTCCTCGTTGTCTGTGTAGGTAATTGATGTGAGGTACTTCCTCAGCGACGGCGTAATGTCCGCACCATCAAAGGCGACCTGCGCCAGCGTCTTTCTCGCCGTTCCTGGACTGCTCATACCGCCACCTGCTTCCAAGGCGGGAGGTTGTCGGTCGCGCCAGGCTCTATCTCAGGCAGGGCAAGGACGATCCCCGCCGGGAAGATATAATATTCCCGGTACTGTCGATTGAGGTTTATGAGCTTGTCGGTGTGAGAAACGGAACCGAGCTGGGAGAACGCGATCGAATCCCACATATCTCCCTGCGCGGTTGTATATGTCCGGATCATCTGTAGGCCCTCCTTGCCACGTCGACTCCCTCGCTTTCCAAGACGTCAATTATCAGTTCGCGTAGGTTTTCATTATTCGCGCTGAATATGGCTTCAAGCTGCGCGGGGGTCTCCGATCCCGATATCTGGTATTCCGAGGCGATTGTGATGTAGATTCCAGGCCCGCCACCATAACTCTCTGCGGCGACCGCGTTTGTCCCGGCGCTCATAGCCGAAAGTGCTGCCATGAACTGAGGGGTGAACATGACAAACTGCGCTTCTTCGGCGGCAAAGGCATCCGTGCCGGTGTTCGCCGCTTCTGCCATAGCCGCCGCAACCTCCGGCTCCATGGCCTTGGTCTTGTTGATATAACCTGCCCAAGTCATTTCCGCGCGCCATTCCATCTCCCGTGACGGGCTATGGATATCAAGCTTTGCGTCGATCGCGTCCATGGCGGCCTGGCCGACGCGGGCATATGCCGCCTGCACCGCGGGAAGCATATCCTCCGCGCTGTCGATAAAGCCTTGTATTGTGTCCCTGCCGCTTTCAGCCGCCTCCTCATTGAGATTCATTTCGGCGATCGAGGTCTCAAGCTCATGCTGCAGGGCGTCCATGGTAGCCGTGAAGTCCGTCTCGAGATCCGCAAGGCTGCCGGCGACAAGTTCCTGCTCCTGTTGGAGCGCCTGCCAGTTGGCGACCATCGCGGCAAGTTGTTCATCAGTGGCGCTCGCCATCCCGGCAACGGCGTTCACGCTGTCCTTGCTTCCGTCCGCGAAGCTGGCAATCATTTCGCTCAGACCCTCGATGTCGGCGCTGCGCTCCGTCAGACCGGAGAGATTTGCGTTATAGTCCTGCCAGTAACCGATCTGGCTTTCAAGGGCGGAATTGATCGACGAGGCGCTTGTTGCAACGACCGAGGCGGCCTGATCCCAAAGGGCATACTGTCCTTGCACGCTGCTAAACGCAGCTTCGTACGCCTCTTTGTAGGCGGCGGCAAGCTCCTCTACCTGGATAGTCACATTGCCAATTTCAGACTGCAGTTCCCGTTGAACCCTGGCTGCCTCTTTTGCCGCTTCTGTTTCCTCTTCGGTGGCCCCCATCAGATTTTTAACGGCTTTCTCAGTCAGAGCGATTTTCTCCTCGGCCTCAGCGGTGGCCTCGCCACCTTCCTCGATGGCTTTGGTATATGTATCTACGGTACGGTACGCTACCCATACTTCATCATTGAGGGTTGAGATAGAATTTTGCAGGTCGTAATACTCTTGGGACAGGTATGCTGTGGTATCCGCCGCAAAGCCATTCTCTTTGGCAAACGCACCCGCCGTCTGTCGTGCCTCTTCCCAGAGCCCGGTCATGCGCGCGAGCGCGTCACTATGATTCTGCTCGGCCTGTTCTAGCGCGTACTGCGCCTCAGTCAACTCGATGCTGTTTTTCTCAGCTTCAATGAGGACGGCGGAATAGCTTGCGTACAGGGAATTCAACTGTTCCTGATACGCCTGCTGCTTGGCATTTTCTTTCCATGCTTCGGTATTGGCAAGAAGGGCTGCAGTTCCCCCGTTGATGGTGTCGGTTTCAAGGTCAATGTGGTCGGCCAGCTCCGGAACTACTTGGCACAACAGGGCAAGCGTATTGTGATACTGCTGCGCTTGCTCATCCGTCGTGATCCCGGCCGCTTCCATCGCTTCAAGCTTTCCGATATACGTTTCCGCGACGTTCGCGGCAGCCAACGTAGAGGAAATGGTTTTATCATAGGTGGCGGTGGCCTCATCCATTGCCTTTGACATTCCGCGGGCCGCTTCCGTAAGCTCGGCAACAGATGGCACCGCCTCGTTTGAGGCGGACGTGAGCGCCACAATGCCGGCGGTAAGCAACGCCACACCTGTAATCGCAGCCATAATAGGACCAGCAGGCAGTAACGATGCCATCTTAAGCGCGTTAAAAACTTTCACTGCGGCATTTAGGCCTATTACAGCAGTAGTCGCAACGATGAATACCCCAGCGGCAGCGGTTACAGACTTAACGAGCGCGGGATTCTTCTCGACAAATTCAGTGACGCCTTTGAGTACGCCCGTTCCAATACTGTAGAGCTTCTGCAACTCAGGGGTATAGTTGTCGCCGATAGCGACCTTGAGGTTGTTATAAGCATTCTGCATCATGACGAGCTGGCTTTGCGTAGTGCTGTACATGATGTCGGCTTTCGCCTGGAGCGCGGTGTTTTCCTCCCACGCTTTGTTGCCCTGTCGAACCGTATTTGAGAGCAGGTCGCCCGCTTGCGCAAGACCGAGAATCGCCTTTGTCTGCCGAACATTCGTGATTCCGAGCTCGTCAAGAATGACAACGGCGCTGCGGCCGTTGCGCTCGGTATCGTTAAGACCCTGAATAAAAGCGTCCATCGCGCCAACCGCATCTTCTCCCCACGCAGTCTTGAATTCTCGTGCGCTCATGTTCGATACTGCCGCGAAGTCCTCGAGGCCCTTGCCGGTTTCGACAGCCTTGTAAAGCGTCTGGATAAGGGTGGACATGGCGGTGCTGCCGGCCTGCGCTTCGATACCAAGAGAGCCGACCGCGGCGGATATGCCGAGTATGTCTGTTTCGCTCATGCCGGCGATTGACGCCGCTGCCGCGAGGCCCTGAGACATATCGACGACCTTTGACGCAGTGGTGGCTGTCGCGTCGCCGAGGTCAGCGACGGTGGCGCCGAGCCGGGCGTAATCTTTCGGGTCAAGCCCGGTGATGTTGGCGAACTGCGCGAGCATGGTAGCGGCGTTGTCGGCGGTCAAGTCTGTGGTAGTGCCGAGCATTGCCATTACTTCGGTAAACTCAGTCACATAAGCCTGCGCGATACCAAGCTGTCCGGCCGTTTCCGCGATCTTCCCGAGTTCCGATGTCGTAATCGGCATTTCTACGGACATTTCCTTGAACTCAGCGGAAATCGCGGCCAGCACCTGATCGGTGCCGCCGACGGTGCGGCGGACGCCTGCCATTACCTGCTCATAATCCATAGCGGCGCCGGCGCAGTCGGCAAACCATTCATAAATCTCTTTGAGCGCCTTTGCGATACCGGCGGCGACAATGGCCTGTTGAATTGCCTGAAATGCCTGAACAGAGGAAGCACCGAAATTATTGGCCTTTTCCGCCGCGGCTTCCTGATTCTGTTTGAGTTTTTCAATTTCGGAAGAAAGATCCGCGCTCGCCTTGCCGAGATTGCCCGTGTCCACGCCCGCATCTCGCAGCGCGGCACTCATCTGTCCGAGCTTCTGTTCCTGGGTTGTGAGCGAATCGTTTGTTTTGTCGATTTGCTGCTGCTTGGCGAGCATCTTGTTAGCGAGGTCAGAGGAGTAATTCCCTGTCTCGCTCATCTCTTTCTGGATATTGTCGTACTGCTGCTGAAGGACCTCCAGCTTCTTTTGAGTAGCCTCAACCGCCGACTGCTGCTTTTGATATGCCGTGATATCAGATTGCCGTTTAGAAAGGGCTTCAATCTCTTTCTGCATGCCAATAAGCTGTTGCTGTGCCTTGGTAAACGTTCCCGTGTAGCTGCTTCCAAGCTGTGCGTTCAGCTTGAATAGCATCT